ACTGTGTATTCACTTGTTGCTTGTAATCCTGGCGGTGCTTTGTCGGGGTTCAGTTCTAGATATTCTTTTACTGCCGACTGCACTAATCTTTTCTCAAAGAATTCAGGCATTTTATTGTCTAATATAAAGTCATACATGCTAGACCAATCACTTGTCCAATATCGTGTGCGTAAAGTTCTTGATAACGTTCCTACTTTAGTTTTTAAACTTGTTACATTTAAAGTTCTACACGCTTCATTAAGAGCTAAATCAATCTTATCTTTCTGCACTTTAATATCAGTAATTTCTTTTTCTAAAGTTTCAATCTTATCACGCATATTAACTGACGCTTGCATCATCTTTTCTATTTTATTATCATCTAATTCCATATTCTCTCCTTTCAAATATTAAGAGATACAGTATAGCATAGTTATTTACAATGTCAACTAATTTCTTTATCAATTAAATATCCATAGTTAAGTATTACCCAAAAAGCAAATTGTAATAGCTCTTGGGGGGTTGCATTACTTTTCATAGAATTAGCTTTATTACTTAATACTTGAATATTGCCTTTGATATATCCTTTAGTATTATCTATTCTATCAAGAGATGCCGCATAGGGAGATGCTCCTTTTTTACCTGAGGGTCTAAATTCTTTTTCAAGAGGTTCTTTAAACACAGGGCATAGTTTAGGTATATTTATATCCGTTTCGTCTATAGTGCACTCAACTCCTCTTTTTTTTGATCTATTTTTTGCGCTTAATAATAATATTTTTTCAGGGTTTTTAATAGAATATTTATGAAAATACTCTCGTACATGAGCTCTGTTATCATCTCTCCATTTTTGTGTCCATACTTTTCTATTAAACATCACTAAACTCCTCTTTATAAAGGTCTACTAATTTAATATGGTTATCTATTTTACCTTGTAACATTTTGTAGATTTTTTGTTCAACAGGGCTACCCTGAAGATGAACTACGGTCATCTTGTTTTTTTGTCCCGCACGATCAACACGAGCGCAACATTGTATATAAGTTTCAACAGACATTACAGGTGACCAAAACACAACTACGTTAGCTGCGTGGAGCGTGACGCCATGTGATGCAGCTTGAGGTTGGATAACTAATACTTGGGGGTCTTTACTTTCTTGGAAGCGTTTGAATATATCAGTTCGTTTATTCATAGTTACATCACCATGTATGGCTTCACAAGTTATATGGTCTTTATGTAATTCACTTAATACTTTTTCTATGCTGTGTCTAAACGGACAAAAGATAAGCACCTTATGACTAGCTTCTTCTATAATCTCTTTTAGAGCTGTCATACGATTGCTAACATCAAACTCTATAACCTCCCTTGTATCGGAATATATAGAACCTGCACTTACTTGTAGAAGTTTAGTGAGCATAACCCCTGCGTTAACAACGGTTATTTCTTCCCCTGAAGTTTCCATATACATATCTTTCTTAAGCTTCTTGTAATACTTATCTTGTTGTGGCGTTAAAGGGACTTCGCGAGTTGTATACAAAACATCAGGCAAGTCAAGACATTCCTCTTTTGTATAACGAATGGCGGGTTGAAGGGTTTTAAAAACAATATCTTGAGCATTAAATCTAGGCACCCAGGTGAACTGACTGACTTTCTGCATTACCATATCCTTAAAAGTTCCTGCGTATTTAGGTACGGATGCGGGGTTCACAAGTCTAGCCAGTCCATATGCGTCAGCGGGAGATTGAGCAGCGGGTGTTCCTGTCATAAGCCATAACCATGTTTGGGGTGTTACTACACGGTTCATAGCTTTCCAGCGACGTGTTGTGACGGTTTTGACATAGTTAGCTTCGTCTATAACTATTAAATCAAACCCGCCTAACTTAATTTCTTTTTCTACAACTTCTATACCATCGTAATTAATAATAACTACGTCTGTATTTTCAGCTAATACTTTCTTTCTTTTTTCAGCCGAGCCATGAGCAATACCGACTGACCTATGCATAGCCGTTTTAAAAAAGTCTGATTGCCAAGCTGCTTGCATAATAGATAGAGGACATACTACAAGCATACGTTTTATCTTGCCTTGATTCATAAGATAATCCGCCGCCCATATAATAGCTGATGTTTTACCTGTGCCTGCTTCTGATAAACAATAGGCACGTCTGTGTGCAGATAAAAATTCTGCTGTCACTCTTTGATGATCAAATGGCTTATGAATACCTGGATACGTGTAGTCACGTGATATAGGTGAAGGTGGATTCTTAACCTTCATGTCTGACAATGTTAATACTTCATCTAACCCCCAATTAACGAGGACTTGAAATACTCCATTATCATATTCTTTATACAACTTACTTTTAGGTATTTTATCTAATATAAGTTGTGGTCTCTTCGTGTTAACGATGAGAGCCTTATCTTTGTATACTTCCAATGCAATCTCCTAGTCAATAAAAATAGACGCGCCACCGAGAGAGGTTAATGACGCGTCTACACACTGCAGTGTTAACACATAAAAATATCTAAAATCGAAAAGGGCTTTTTATTGTTAACTGACGTGGTTTTACCGCACTCACGCCTTACGGGAAACTTATTTCTTTTTAGGAACGTTTCTCTTTAACGAACCATCACTATTACGTTCAAACGAACTGTTAGCGCTTTTACTTCTAATTCGCATATTGCTAGGGGTATTACTACCACCTTTACTTAAAGGGACTACATGATCTACATCTTTACCGTCACCCTTTGATACTTTACCAGCTTTTATCATCATTCGTCTAGCTTTATTTCTAGCTACACGTTTTTTAATTTGGTCAGGTTGTGCTTTATATATGTTTTCTTTTTGATAATCTCTTGCCATTACTTTCCCCAATGTGAACATGATTGAACAGGGCAGAACTTTCTACAAGCAAAATTAGGGACTGCGTTAAACACCCCTGACTCATAGGCACTGCCAATACGTAACACCATTTTACCCCATTCTGCAAACATTTCATCTATTTTTGATACATCATAGTCTTCTTTAAGTATCTCTTTACTTACCAAGAATATCAATCCAGACTTGATTTTTAACATATCTGGGAAGTGTTTAAAGATAGCTACACTAAACAAAGATAGCTGTCTAGTATCTGCATACTGACTTGACTTGCCTGTTTTATAATCAATTAAGGTTGCTAACTTCTTTTCATTATCAATTACTAATAAGTCTATAACCCCACGCCACCATACATTAGGGGCAAAGAAGTCACAAGGTTCTAAATCCTTTGTTAAGCCTAGCTTATATTCACAATACTTATCCCCTGGAATAGCTATTAATCTATCAAGGGTAGGTTGAAACATATTAAACTTCTCAGGAAGCGGTGTAGCGGATTTAACGTATAACTCACAGGCTTTGTGAACTTCGTTGCCATAAAGAAAATGCTCTACATTTGGGTCTTGCTTAATATCTTTGGCTACATATAGATGATAGTATTGCTTAGGACATTTCTCAAATGTTGTGGCACTTGAGTAAGACCACGTTTTAAATTCAGCCATTTATTTTCCTATTTAATTCTTGCATGATCTTTGTCCGCTTCTTGCCTTTAGGTTCGGCTTTACTAAGGGCTTCGTTTAATTGCTTAACGGTATACGCTTTATATTTAGGTCTATCATTACGCGTAAGCATAGATTTATTATGCCGTCTACTTGGGTGTGTTTGTTGTGTCGCCATGATCTACTTTCTGGACGTTGCCCGTTGATTTATTAAGTTCATACTCTGCTAATGATTCTTTTTTCTTCCTAAAAATTAAGTCAAAGTTCTTTTCAAACATTTCACTATTAGGTTTACTTTGTAACCAATCACCTGTTACATCATTACGTGCAGTCTTTTTCATACTGTGTCCTTATATCTTTTAGTAAGTCCTCGAAAGATAACTCGCTTTTATCCTTAGCAAATTCAACACTCATAAGATACCGAGTTGTTTCAAAATTATATACGGTATGGGGTATCTGCGTATTAAATATATAATACGTTGCGGGTTTATATTTTAATTCTTCTATTTCAAATACGGTTCCTTCTTTATTAGGAGCAAAGGCGCATACACTTCTATCGAACGGAGTCAATAACATATTAATACCTACTCCACGTCTTGTATCTCTATGCCAATCATAGCAAGTATAGGGGTCTAGTTTTAATATCCCCACCATAAATTCATACCTTGCATGTAACCATGTAAAGAATTTATCTTGTGCTATTAACTCTGTAGGTATAGGTTTAACATTAAAGTTGTAGTGAGGGAACCATGGATTAGAGTTAAACGCGTAGTCATATATTTCTTTAGCTATAGTAGACTTAGTGCCTATTTCATAGTAGTTCATTACTTAGCATCCATATAGTTATCACCTACACCCACTTCACAACCTAACGGTAAGTCGCTACACCAAGAGGGCGCAGTCGTCATACACTGTTTAACATAATCTACACAATCATCTGCCTCTGTATCTTTACATAGCATAACTAACTCATCATGCACAGTCATAACAACAGGATATTTTTTAGCTACATGTATTAACTGTTCTGCAATTATATCACGAGCCAACGATTGTATACAGCGTTGAAATGTTTTAGCTGGGTGTATATATTCGGGGATTAAAGTTCTGCCTAATAACTTATCATATGCCCATGACTCACCCATATCTGTCTTTAATTTACGAAGGTTAGGTAGCCCTAGTATCATGCCATTAGGTTTCATCATGCCTTCATGAGGGACACTTACTATTA